TTACTCATTATTATTCACCTCTTTCATTTTATTTCTTTTTCTATTAAACAATTTATTCTTAAGTTTACATAACTCATTGATATCTGGTCGGTATCTTGTAATAATATCTGGTTTGTAATGGTAAAGACATAATAATTTGAAGTATTGTTATAGGCTTCGATTACAGCTACTACAGCATTTACAATTGCACGTAATTTTGTTATATCCGGCATTCCATTGGTAAAGTTTTTACAAAAACAATTGACCATAAAGGTTGCTTCATTCATTACTTCTTCACCAACATAATTAGACAAAGGAATTATAACGATATCTCTTAATTCGGAATTTAAAGGTTTTTTATTCCTATATACCCCGCCGTCAATAGTTGCCTTTACAGAAGCTACATTAATTATGGGATATAATATATCGTTGATGTCAATTGTGGTTATCATAGTCTATATTCCTTTATCTTTTTCTTTAAGAGTGCCTTCGCTGCTGGTATACTACCTGTAATAACATCATATCCTTTACTCTCAACTGCCGCAGCGTATTCCATGCCTGCAACTCCGATTAATACAAATCCTTTATTATTTTCTCTTAATACTTCCTCTGCTATTTCTTTCGCCTGAGCTCTACCTTCTGCTTTGCCTTCTATATTTTCCTGAATAATTACTCCATCTTTTGCAATAATATAACCAATTGAGCTTCGCAGGTTTCCGGTCTGGTCTTGATAGGTTTGCGTATTTCTGGCATCGTTAACAAACTGTTCGCCTACCATAGCCAGTGTCCAGATAATCCTCTGTTCAATACTTACTACCCAATTTGTTATTCGTTTATTTATATTAGCTTGTGTAAATCCAGGTATTAGCCCCATCAGCATTTAACCTCTACGTGCTTCTGATATGGAAACAAATCTAATATTACATGTTCTTTGTCAAAAAAGGTCAGTTTTGCGTCAGCAGGTATATCATCAACCCCATCAAATATTTGAGAGAATATATTGTAACTATATCCAATCATATCCCCGGATTCACCTATAATATATTTAGTCGAATTCGGTTGTATATTACAAGCTATTCCTATCGTTACTAAAGTGCCTTCTGTATATATCCCAATCGAGTTAGTAGTTCCAGCGGTATAATAACTTATAGTGGCTGTATGAGGATATCTTTTTACCATATTGCTTCTCCATTTACTGTCGGTTTGTCATCCATATCATATTTTTGTAGAATCATCTTTGCCATCATAATTAGATGAGTCCCGCCTTTTTGTCCACCATATTTAACCGCAAAAGACCCTTCTTTAAATTCGGGGTGTGCAGCCAGTGTGAAATAAAGGGATGCGGCAGCTAAATCTATATCTTTTTCATTACCTGCCGCATAAGTCCCTCCAGTCGCAAGACCTCTATCTAAAAGAAGTTTATCTAACAAATTATCATTTTCGTATTCCGTTAATGATTGCAGAGCTTCTTTATTGGTCATTGGCTACTCCTTTTAAGTATTCCAGGTAGTTGTACTTTCAGTATCGAGAGACATTACCCTATCAATAGTAGGCCAGCTCGGGAATGCGTTTAATTCACCTTTAGTATATTCAGCTACAGGGTCAACATCAGACCATTTAGAGATTAGTATCGGTCCCTTTTTAGCTTGGATAACTTGTTTAGGCGGATTAGTCTCTTCTGCGATTGGACCGTGTAACATATCTCCACATTTTAAGTCTTCGAGGAAAGTTACAAATCTATCTGCTCCGTCTGAATCTAACCAGGGGTCGACAGATGTAATTGCATGGTTTACATCCTCATAACTTATTCTGGTATCTACAATAATTATCTTTGGAAAACCTTCACTATCTAATGCTTCATTAGCTATTGTAAGATTCGGAGCCCTCTTTTTACGTGTTCCACCATATATTGCATAAGGAGCTACAAAATCGAGTACCTGACTGGATACTCTAAAGGCCAACCACTTTGATTTATTCATTAACATATATCTGGGTTTTAGACCGAGATCTCCAGCAGCAGTCATAACATTACTTATAGTAGTTATCGGTAACGAACTGGCATAATTTGCAGTAGTCCAAGTAGCAGTATCGGCCACTTGTTTGTTATCCGAAGGAAGTCCAAAATCAATATCCTCTTCAGTGATTACTCCACCGGCATTAGTAGTTTTGCTTAATGTTATTACTCCTTTCGATAATGCCTGGAAAACCATCCATTCCAGTCTGGCATTTACCCCTTCTACAGAGGCATCTACATCTCCGAAAATGAGGTCAAGGAGAGCTTTCTGTTCTGGTTTAGCCATCGCTTTCAAGATGTTATATGTGTTCAAATCCGTTTCTGTCATTTTCTTTTTCATTCTGATAGAGGGGATTTCTCCGCTTAACTTACTTACAGTCTTTCTGGTCTTGAGTGGTGCAGAGACATCATAAGCAACTATATCAGCAGCTACTCTATTCCCTTTAGAGCCAATTAATGTTTCATACGTAAGGTATGGCGTTGATTTTAAAGGAAAAAAGGAAGGCCAATATAATTTATCATATACCCGTGCATTCAAGTATGACTGTAAATTTTTCTTATTTAATTCTTTTGACAATAATGAATATTCCATTATTTATTCACCTCGTTTAATTTATTTGTTTATTTTTATTATTTTCTATTATGCAAATCTTATTCTTGCAGTTAAATCAGTCTTTTGCTGATCAGTTACAAAATATGGTAATTCTGATTCATCGACCGTACCTCTTACAACAACTCCTGCGAATACATTGTCCAGTAAAGTCCCTTCATCGTCCCTTACTTTTATAGTATCTCTCAGGATAGCGTCAGTATCATATTTAGCCGTAGAAGATGCATCAGCTGTTTCATATAATACTCCCGCACTTGGAATAGCTAACATCATGGAATTCGCAATAACCACACAATCGGATACTGCTCCCTTAGTTATTTTTGTGATAGTTTGAGCAGTCGCTGTAGCTCCGTAAGTTATTAGTTCACCGACTATAAATTCATTATCGGGGTCAAGATACATTATGGTTGCAAGTGTATCTGCTAAAACTGGACGTATAACTCTTGCTGTCTTGACTAAGTTATATAATCCTACACTGGAAGCAGAAGCGTTTAACATAGCTCCTTTTTTAATCTCTTTAGTAGTAGTCGGGAATCTATTAGTTTTGATAGTCACTCCACCGGGAATATCTTCTAATATTTTTAAAAATACAGGGTCATATACAGTCCCTGATTCGCTTTTAATTTGTAAACTCATGTTTATTTCACCTCATTTGATTTATTATTTACTTTTACTTTCTTTGCCTTCTATTATTTCTTTCTCGTCGAATCCCTGAAAAGGTTGTCCTTTAGATCCCTCATTCCTTTCTACGGCAAAAGATTTTGCTTCTTCTTCTGCGAGTGACCCTGCTGGCTCACCTTTTGGAGGGGTATCTCCGTCTTTAAGTTTCTTATCAAGTTCGGCTTGTTTAAGTCCGAGAACCTCGTCCTTTAAACTTTTGACACTTTCGTTAATGTCTTCGTCTTTATCGACTGTAATATATTTTGAGAATCCTTCACTCAAACCAGCCTCTTTTAAAGCCGTTTTAACTAAAGTTTCCCTTTTTGCCTTGACAGTCGATTCACCTAATGTCTTAACCAATTCGGTCAAGCTACCAATCTGTTCAGCCATATTTGCTATCTTTTTTTCACTATCGCTCATATTTGCCTGCTCTTTCTTTTTTTCTTCTTCTGTTTTTGCTTTTGCTGCTGCTTCTTCTTTTTCTTTTGCAAGTTTTAAATCGTGGGTTGTGATAGCCTGCGATACTCTTCTATCGACTTCACTTTGTAAATGCTTCTTGTAACTCTCTTCCAGCCCAGCTTCTTTAATTGCCACTTCGAGCTGTTCTGGTGTAAGTTCCACTTTTTCTTTTAATTTTTTGATTTCTGCTTCAATTTCACTTTCTTCTGTCACCTTAATTTTTTCTGCTAACGCCTCATCAAGCCCTGCTGTTTTCAGTGCTTTTTTAATTTGAGTTGTTAAATCAGCCATCTTAATTAATCTCCTTTATATTTTTATTTTTTATAAAAACATAAAAAAAGAGCCTTCGAGAAGTGTTTGGCTTCCTAAAGGCACTCTGGGTGCTCTCTTTTAATTATATACTTTTTCTAAATTATATATTAAAATTTTCTACTTGTCAATATTTAAAATACTTATGTCAATATTTTTTCTAATCTTTTTTCATAGGTATGCTCCTTTAATGTTTTATTATAGCCATTATTAGCTATCCATTCTAATTCATGCTCATAATTTAAGTAATATTTAATTTTTTGAA